GCACGGCGAGCGCCGACGCCAGGGCGATGGTCAGGCTGGAAGAATTGGGCTTCGTCATCCCCGCCGCAATGGAGCCCGCGAGCGCTCCATTCCATGCCCGCCAAGGCGGGCATAAGGGCATTTATCGGCGGTTTGGGAGGATGGCCCGCGTGGATCTGCGCGCCGCAACGTGCTGCCACGTTCGGGCGGTTCGATCAATCGGGATGGAGCGTCCTCGGCAAGTCAGGACGCGTTGAGCTTGGTGCCCAGGTGCTCTTCGACGATCTCCACGATGTTGGTCGCGTCGTCTGCCGAGATGCCGAGCCATTCGCGGGCGGGGATGCGGCCCCACGGTATGGGATGGCCGCGAGCATCGTTGCCGAACTCGCCCTTCGCCGCCCCGTCCTGCATGACGCGCGAATAGATCAGCGAGGAACCGATCACGACACCGTCGCGGCTGACGAACTTGACGATTTCATTCGAAAGCCGACCCGTGGGCCCTTTGAGCGGCTTGCTCAGCGTGCCGTAGCCGAGACGCTTGTAACGGGCGAGCGTCGCCTCGCTCTTAGGGGCCCACTTCGCACCGCCGGGCGAAGTCCCCGTGAGGAAGCGGGCCTTCGTTGCGCCGATCATGTATTCGCCGATATCCTCGTAGACCGGCGTCATGTCCTGCAGCTGGTCGATGGCGGCGCGCAGCGCGTCGCGCGTCTTGCCCGCGTTGAATTGTACACCAATCATCGCTATGTCTTCTCCAAGGAACGCGCGCACCGAGGCGTCTGCTTTCGGAGCGGAAACGGTACGGCCGTACAGCGCGGGGGCGCGTTCCTACTTCCCTCTGGCATAGAACGTCTTCAGCGCGATCGTCTCACGCCTGCGGCTGACCCGCATCGCGGCGAAATAGGTGACCCCGCCGATCCGCTTGCGGAAGACGACAATGGTCTCTCCGATGGCGGACTGGCCGGACCGATCGATAGCATCGGGCGAGCCGAGGATTTGCGGCAAGAGCCCGAAATCATCCGGTGCGATCGCCTTCTGTCCGCGCAGCTCCTCGCGTTTGGCCGATCCATGCGCGGCGAGCACGTGCCGCACCGCCTCTTCGTCGAAACGGAAATCGAACTTGCGGACATCGATCCCCGTCAGCGTATCGATCTGGTCGGCGGAGCGATCGCCGACCAGTCCCATCGTCCGGACCGGCGGCAGATCGGGTAGCGCGGGCTGGGGCTCGTAAACGCGGCGGGCATATCGGCGTGCGTCATCCGCCGTCGTAGGCAACGCGCGATAGCTTTCGGACAATGCGCTTGCCTGGCGGGACGGAAGCGAGACCATGAAGGCTTTCGCAATGGCGTAATCCCAGTTGCGGACCTTCTCGGCGAGCGCGCGCACCAGTTCGACCACGCTGGCACCCGGTGCGTAATCCCACCCGCGCCCGATGCCTGCAGGCGCACCTGTCTTGGGATCGGGCTTCGCCCAGTCGCCTCTCAGGCGCTTCTTAGGGTCGCCTCCCAGCCTTTTTGCACCCGCCTCACTGCGCGCGCCCAGTACGTAGCAGCTGCACCCCCAGTCGCTCGGCGGATAGGCCTTCCGCCAGAAGGGATGATCGGGGGGCAGGACCAGCCCATTCCATTCGAAGATGTGCTGCGGGCGCGGCTCCTGCGATCCGCCGTGACGATAGACCCACAGCGGGAAGTTGCCCGCGAGCAGCTGGGCATAGCGCCCGGCCGCGTAGCTGGTCTGCGCGTTGGTGCGCAGGATGGTTTTCACCCGCCATGCTTCGCCTTTGACGCTGCCTTCGCCGGTCCATCCGGTCCACCCGTTGCGCTTTACGATCGCGCGGAAGTCCTTGCGGAAGTCCTCGAGCCCGCGCCCTTCGGAGATCGCCTTGTCGACGGCCGCCGCCAGATCGTTGAGCAGATCGGCCTTGGCTGCGCCGGCCACCATGAAGGCGTTGTCATGCTGCGCACCCAGAAGATCGTCCCAGCGCTGGGTCGGCACGAGATTGCCGAGCTTGCGCCGAAAAAAAGCGATCTGCTCGGGAAAAGGGCGATTGAATGCGCCCGAGACCGCGCTCGGGTGATCGCTCATAGCTCGACCGTGCTCAATCGCTCGATGCGACGACCATCACGACGGAACGAGATCGATAGCCTCCGCCGATTGGCGTAGAGCGCCTCGACCCTCCGCAGTACACCCTTTCGCTCGCGATACTCGGCAGCTTCGATCGGGTCGCCCCATTCCGGGCGAACAACGTAGGAGCAAAGGCGCAGGCGGTCGCCCAACTCGGCCAGATCGGGGACGCGCTTCCGCCAGCTCTTGCGAACACCGACCGGCCTATCGGGCAGGTAGCTGAAGGTCATTCGCTCTCATCCTCCACGTCGCTCCGCCCGGCCGCGTGCGCCGCTACCAGTCCGCCCTCGATTACGGCAGCGAGCGCGCGCGCATCGATCGCGCCGAAGGCTTCGCCGAGCATCGCTCGAAACTCCGAGAGGTCGGTGGCCTTGGCCATCATCGCCTCGATCGTCTCGATCATCTCTTCGGTCGCGGGTTCGGCTTCCTTCGCCATACGGTCGTTGATCAGGTCGACCGAGCCCTTTGCAGCCTCGCGCGCCTGCAACGCGATCGCGTCGGCGGAGGTCCGCCCAGGCACGGCCGGAGCCGGGGCGCGGAGCAGGTCGGAATCGTCCTCTGGATCGGACAGACCCAACTTGTCTCGGATCTCGCTCTGTTTCACCTTCAGGCCGAGCGGTACGAGCTGGGCGAGGCTGGACGACAGCTGCTGGAGATCTTCCTTCTTCGGCCGCGCAATGACGATTCGCGGATAGCCGCGCCCACCGGACGGCGGGCCGAACTCCAGATCGCACCACGGTTGCACGAGGCCCCGATTGAGCGCAGCCGACAGCGCCTTGCAGTCTGCCTTTTCGATATCCTCGCGCACGTCGTTGTGAACCTGCGCCTGGCCGGAGCCGAGCCCGCCCGCCTGCGCATCTGTAGTGTTCGTCTGGCCCAGCACGGCTTTCGACATTTGCCGATCGAGCCAGTCGGCGCGCTTCTCGTACAAATCCGATCCGGGGCCGACGTTCTTCGCTTCGACAAAGTCGATATCCATGCCCTGCGGGATGATGGCGGCGCAATCGCCGGCGATGTTGGCGACCGCGCGATAGAGCGTGTTCTTGTCGTTCTCGCTTGCGCCTGCGTGATAGCGGCCGACGCGGATCGGCTGACCATAGGTCTGGGTAAACACCGCCCAGTCGCGCAGCGTGAAGGACTTGAACATCCAGTTCCACGCAGCGAGCCGGGCAATGCCGCTGCGCACCGGCAGGCCGGACTTCGCCTTGATCTGCAAGCGAATGAACTTGAAGGCCGGCAACGGTTCGTCCTGCCCGTCGCCCTCGACCCCGCCGCGCAGCAACCAGTCGGACTGGCTTTGATCGGGCTTGAAGAAACGCGGGTCGCGCCACTCCAGGCGCTCGGGCTGCCACTGGCCTTCGCTGGTATCCCACATGATCTCGGTGAACGAGATGCCCTTGCCAACGGCATCGAGGATGTCGAACTCCTCGTCGGCCAGCTCGTCGCGATCCAGCCACTTGCGCACCATGTCGGCACGGCGGGTGTCCTCGGCCTCGTCCGACGCGGGCTCGACCGTGATGTCGACCTGACTGACCGCGCGCTTGCGGGTGGAGAGCACGCCCTCGTAGTGCAGGTCGCGCTCCTCGATCTGTTCGGCCAGCTCGAAATAGGACAGCACCTCGCCGATATCAGCCTGCCGCAGGATCTGCGCGAGGCGGAGCGGCGTCAGCCCGTCCCCGGGATAGCCTGCGGTCGGTTGGCGCACCCCGACCAGCGTCGGCGCGGCGACCTCGCGCGTGAGGAGCTCGCGGCGGAGCGGATTGCCCCTGTGATCGATCAGTCCTGCCATTATGTCCTCGAACCTTCGGACGGAATGCCCCTCAGGGGCGATTTAAGAGGGTCTAAGAGGCCCCTCGCTGGAATTTCCGGTGTCACCGGGCGCTGGATGCTCACCAGAGGCCTCCTGCGCCGAAATTGCCGCCGATGGGGCCGCGCAGCATGTCGCTCTCGCTCGCGTCCTCCAGCGGGCTGCGCATCGGGCCCCGATCGCGCCCGCCGACAGCCTCGTATCCGTAGGCCGGGGCGGTGTCGTTGAGCGTGGCGGCGTGGAAGTTCCACAGGCCGATCGCGTTGTCGCCGTGGCGCTTGCCGCCATCGGTCCCTTCGTTGCGCACGTGGCTGGGCATGGTGGCGACGCCGCCGACCATCTGCAACTGGCGCAAGTCGTCGCGCGTATCGAGGTCGGCCGGGATGTGGATCGCCTGGTCTTCGAACGCGGCGCGGAATGCCGGGCCGGTCTCGCGACGCCAGTCGGCGCTGGGCATCAGCTCGACGATCCGCTCGGGGCCGTAGCGCTGCGCGGCTTCCTGCGCGAGCGCCATGCCGTTGCCGTTGGCGTCGAGGATGCCGCCGCCGAAGCGCCCGATCGCCTGCAGGAAGTCGACCAGCCAGTACAGCGCTTGGCGTTGCTGATCGTAAGGACACTGCTTCAACTCGACGATCAACGGCACGTGCCGGCGAAGCAGCTTGTCGACATAACCGACGACAAGGCTTGTGCGGTCCTGCCGCATCGCGAAGTCTTCGCCCAGGAACCATGTGTGCCGATCCTCGCCGTAGCGCTGGATGATCGGCTGTACCGTCCCGACCAGCCAGGCGAGCATTGTCGCCTGACGCCGCTCCGCGCTCCAGAAGGTGAACTCGGGTTGGCCCTTGGCCGATGGCGGAGCTTCCCAGCGGCAGACCTTGTAGTCTTCGCGCGCCGCCGCCTCGATCCAGGCGAGCGGCAGTAGCTGCCCTTCGCCTTCGCGCGGGATCGCGTCCAGCTCCTCGCGCATCGCCTCGGTCCGCGTGCCGTAGGATCGGCGGATCGTGCGATACCACTTGGCCTTGCCCTCGGGCGTAGGCGTCCGTCCTTTTACTAGACAGACCCGCTCATAAAGTCCGTTGGCGACCGCATCGTCGAAGGTGATGCGGTGGACCGAATAGTCGTTCTTCTTGGCGCGGGCGTCCTTGATCAGCTCATTGAAGGCGTTGAGCACCCCGTTGTGGGTCGAGATGATCCGGATCGTGCCGCCCCAGATCAGCAGCGCGTTACACGCATCGATCACGGCGGCGACGTTGCGGTGGAAGGCCGCTTCGTCGATCACGACGCGCCCCTGCAGGCCGCGAATATTGGCCGGGTTGCTCGACAGCGCGACGATCTGGAAGCCGCTGGCGAACGTAATCCGGTAGGCGTTGATGAACTTGCTCGATCCGTCCGGTTGCGGGTCCTCGAACAGGAATTCGTCGATCTGGAGCAGCTCGACCGCGACCGTTTTGGCGAACTTCGCGCAAACGGCGACGAATTCGAGGCCTTTGTCCTTGGTGTCGCCAATATAGAATGTGTTGTCCCCACCGGCGCTCTTCGATGCTGCTGCGATCAGCGTCGAATCGAGCGCCTCGGCAAAGGTGATGCCCGTCCGGCGTCCCTTCTCACCGAGCTTCAGCGGCG